TCAAACTAATGTAGTTAAAGACGATTTTTACCTTGCAACAGCAGGAGATATTGTCGCTGATCCGTCTGCACCAGAGGCGTTTGTGGAAGGAATAATGGAAGGGAAAGAATGGATTTGGGATAACGGAATTCTTAGAGAAGAAGAAGTTGCCCGTATTCAAAGAGTCGCTTCCGCAAATAAGAAGGCAGAAGCCTTTGAAATGTTTCTTTCAAAACTCTAATATTATAAATATAATTAATCAAAACTTTACAAGGAGACTAATATGTCTGAAGAACTCACTAAAGAGATGGAAGAATTGGAAGAGTCTGAAGTCACCGAAGCTGATGCAAAAACTGCAAAAGTTTCAAAACACGAAGGTGATGACAATGCCAAGAAAAATCCAGATTTTGCCAAAGATGTAAAAAAGGCAAAGTCCGAAGCTAAGAAAGTCAAAGAAGATGATGACGAAGATGAAGATGAAGATGAAGATTCTGAAGAAGGTGAAGAACAGGTTAAAAAAGAATCTGTTACACCTAAACTCAAATCTGAAATCCTCGCTGGTCTAGTTGACCATATGAAAGGTCTTAAAAAAGAAGATCTTGCAAAAATGTATGGTTCTACTGTTCTAGGTGAAGAGGAAGATGAAGAGGATGAAGAAGATTCTGAAGAAGATGCAGAAGAAAGTAAGAAGGTTAAAGAATCTATTGACCAAAAAATCGAAGATTTAGATGTATCACAAGACATCGAAGCTTTGGTTAGTGGTGAAGAAGAACTTTCCGAAGAATTTAAAACAAAAGCTGCAACAATCTTTGAAACTGCTATCAAGTCTAAAGTTCGTTCTGAATTAGAAAAGATTCAGGAAGAAAATGACAAGCAGATGAAAGAACTTGCGGAAACTTCAATGACAAGTATGGTTGAGAAAGTCGATGACTATCTTAATTATGTTGTTGAACAATGGATGACTGATAACGAACTCTCTATTGAGCGTGGACTCAAAGGTGAGATCGCAGAAGATTTCATTAGTGGTCTGAAAGGATTATTTGAAGATCACTATATCGATGTTCCAGATGAGAAGTATGACATCTTGGAAGCCAACTTAACGAAAATCGAAGAGTTGGAAGATAAATTAAACAAACAGATGGAAGAAAATGTTCAGTTGAAAAAGGCAAAAGGTGAACTCGTAAAAGAATCATTGATTGCTGATGTTGCTGATGGGATGACTGATACCGAAACTGAAAAGTTCCAAAGTCTGGTTGATGATGTTGAGTTTTCCGATGAAGAGTCTTACAAAGAGAAACTTCAAACGATAAAGGAAAGCTATTTTGGTTCTGGAAAAGTAGAAGCTGAGGAAACTGAGGTTCTTACTGAAGAAGGTTCCGAAACTACCGAAGAAGTGTCTGATTCAATGGCAAAATATATGTCTGCTATTAAAAAAGATGAGTCTAGGTCTAAAAAATAATATCTGAAAAACTTTTTAAAGGAGTAATTTATGTATAATTCAGAAGCTCTACAAGAGAAGTGGCAACCAGTTTTGAATCATCCCGATCTACCTCAGATCACCGATTCTTACAAACGTGCAGTTACCGCTGTTATCTTGGAGAACCAAGAGCGAGAAATGAATGAACAACGACAGATGCTAAATGAGGCAGATACCTCAGTTGCTTCTGTTACAAACTGGGATCCAGTTTTGATTTCATTAGTTCGCCGAGCGATGCCTAATTTGATGGCATACGATATTTGTGGTGTTCAGCCTATGAGCGGCCCCACAGGTTTAATTTTCGCAATGAAAGCAAGAATGGGCGATGGTGCAGTAGGTACTGCTGAAGCCCTTCATGACGAAGCTGATACTGCTGATTCTAGTGCATTTACTGCTGGAGATTCACAAGCCGGTACAGAGCCAGGTGCTCTTAATGGTGGTACAGCTGGTGTTACTACACAAGCAGGAGATCCTGACATTTGGGGTATTGATACTGCTGGTACATACAACGTAAAACCTGCTGATACTACAGCTTCAGGAGAAACCTATGATGATTCAGGTGCTCCAGTATTCCAAGACATGGGATTTACCATTGAGAAATCGACAGTTACCGCAAGGACACGTGCCCTGCGAGCTGCGTATACAATGGAACTCGCACAAGACTTGAAAGCAATTCATGGTCTTGATGCAGAATCCGAATTGTCAAACATTCTCAGCACAGAAATTCTTGCTGAAATTAACCGTGAGGTAGTTCGTACTATCTACATTACCGCAGAAGTTGGTGCTCAAACCACATCATCTGCTGGTATCTTCAACTTGGACACAGACTCTAATGGTCGTTGGTCAGTTGAAAAATTCAAGGGTCTGATGTTCCAAATCGAGCGTGATTGCAACGATATTGGTATTCGCACTCGCCGTGGAAAAGGTAACTTAGTTGTCTGTTCCGCTGATGTTGCTTCGGCATTGTCAATGGCTGGTGTCCTTGATGTAGGTGGATCTGGTGGATCTGGTAACTTAAATGTTGATCCAAGTCCAGCAGGAAGTACTTTCGCAGGAACAATTAATGGTCGTATTAAAGTTTATGTCGATCCTTATAACTCCGTTGTAAGTGCAAGTGCTACAAATAACTGGTATGTTGCCGGTTATCGTGGTTCTAATGCTTATGATGCAGGTCTGTTTTACTGCCCATACGTTCCGTTGCAAATGGTTCGTGCGGTTTCGGAAGCAACTTTCCAACCTCGAATTGCGTTCAAGACTCGTTATGGAATGGCGATTAATCCATTCTCTAAAGTCGGTGCGACAGGTGCTATTGCAGCTGATTCAATACCGTTTACTGCTGACAGCAACTGCTACTACCGCAGAGCTCGTGTAAGTAACTTGATGTAATCTATATCTTAGAGGGGGAAAAGTTTCTTTCCCCTCTATCCCCTTTATTATAACCAAACCCTAACGGAGAAAAATATATGTTAGAACAAATCTCAGGGTGGATTAAACAAGTAACAAACATAGGATTAGGGCTTATTGCTCTGGGTGTTGTACTTCAAATTATATTTGGTGCAGCAGTTCCATTCTTAGGTTTGGATGTAGTCGGTTCAGTAGTAAGTCTTGTAAAGGCTTTAGGTTCTGAAGGATTAGTCGGTTTAGTCGCCATTTGGGTGCTTTGGGGTATATACTCTAAATAATAACCCCATTTTATTAATATAGGGGGGGATGGATTCTCCCCTATTTCCTTCCTTATAAATACTAGTGAAACATATAGATACCTATTATGGCAGACACTAGTACACAACAACCCACAGTATTCGATTATGCAACTGGAACTCAATGGAGACTTGCGTTTAATCGACTCCCCAAAACAACTTGGTTTTGTACCGCCGCAAATGTACCAGGCATAACTTTAGGTGAAGCAACATATCCCACACCTATGGCAGATATGTTTGTTGCAGGAGACAAACTTACCTTTGAAACATTAAACATAACTTTTCTTGTAGATGAAGAACTTCAAAATTATAGAGAATTATGGGAATGGATAGTCGCTATGGGAGCTCCTGTTAGTCACTCACAATGGACTACTGGATTAACTAAAGGTGATGGTCTTACTACAACATTTTCAGCAGTAGGAACAGATGACAATATAAATCCTAGACAAAAATCAACATCTACTGAGAAGAATTTATATTCAGATGCAACTTTAATTGTATATAATTCTAAAAATATGCCAAAAGTCAATGTTAAATTTAAAGATATGTTTCCTACTAGTTTATCTTCATTAGAATATTCTCAAGATTTAACAGATGTGGAATATTTTAAGGCTAGTGCAACATTTAGGTATCTTTATTACGAGTTTGAAACTTCATCTTGATAAATACTATTAAGTAGCCTAAACATAAAATTAATTAAAGTGAGTCCACTTGATTAGGCTGTGTGACAATATAGCTAAGAGTGTTTGGGCTACTTTTTAAATGACTTGACTTTTGCGTTTCAATCTGTTATAATAACTATGTTGAGTTTCTAATAAGTGAATATATAAAGAATAACATGACATTAACTGATATACAGGATATGGTCAGGAAAGACCTTAAAATCAATGATCTTGAATTAGATATAGAATCCCTACGAATACCTTCCTTACATTCTAAATATCTTCAACTCTTAACGGAGCATTCCCTTCTTTTAAAAAAGACACAAGGAGAGCTTAATGTTCTTAAAAGGGATAAATGGGTATTTTATACAGGAAAAGCGACAGAAGAAATTTACAAAGAAAAAGGGTCGTTTGATGTGAAGTTAAACACTAAAGATGACCAGAAGACTTTTATAGAGGCTGATAAAGAGTATCGTGACCTAAAAGGAAAGGTTGAGTACTATGAAACTGTAGTTGATTATTTACAGGAGATAGTGAGATCAGTTAGTAATCGTTCTTTTCAAATAAAAAATGCAATTGAGTGGAGAAAATTCGAGGCTGGAATATGATATTATAATTCACAAGAAAGATGATGTTTATTCTCAGATTGAATGTGAAAGAAGTATTACAAAAGAATTAAACGAATATTTCAGTTTCGATGTGCCTGGGGCAAAGTTTATGCCCAGTTTCAAGAATAGGCTTTGGGATGGAAAGATTCGATTGTTCGACATACGGAATAACCAAATTTACGTTGGGTTATCTGAATATATCTACAAATTCGCTACAGCAAAAAAATATACTATTAGTGGTGGGGTGAGAACTCCTCTGGAAATCGATGTAGGCACAGTACAATCATTTATAGATGGTTTACAAAGTACTGTGACTATTAGAGATTACCAGTTAGATGCAGTACAACATTCTATTAGAAATGGAAGATGTATACTGGTCAGTCCTACAGCTAGTGGTAAAAGTTTTGTTATCTACATACTAATTCGATATTATCAACAAATATTGGACAATTCACACATACTATTATTGGTTCCACGTTCCTCATTAGTGGAGCAAATGTATACAGATTTTCAAGATTACGGATGGGACTCTGAAAAGTTCTGTCACAGAATCTATGCAGGAAAAGACAAGACTTCCCCAAAACTTGTCCATATATCCACCTGGCAGTCCATATATCAACTCCCAAAGAAACATTTTGAAAAGTATAAGGTTATCATCGGTGATGAAGTACATACTTTTGCAGCTAAATCCCTCAAGACAATAATGCAGAAAACAACAGATTGTCCCTATAAGTTTGGACTGACAGGGACACTTGATGATGCAGAAAGTCACCATTTAGTACTGGAAGGACTGTTCGGCACAGTCAAAAAGGTTACTACCACAAAAGCTCTTATTGATAGTAAACAAATCTCAGATTTGAAGATAGTAGGAATTGTCTTGACTTATTCAAAAAAAGAGTGTATAATAAGAGACTATAACAAAGAAATTAAATTTATAACAGAACATCCTCAACGGAATAATCTGATTAGAAATTTATGCATTGATTTAAAAGGAAATACGTTAGTTCTTTTTTCGTTAATCAAACATGGACAGTTGTTATACGAACTCATAAAGGAGAGAGCCGATGTCAATAGGAAAACTTTTTTTGTCTTTGGAGGAACGGACTCCGAAACCAGAGAGAAAATCAGAGGAATCGTTGAAAAAGAACGAGATGCCATTGTTGTCGCCAGTTTTGGTGTTTTCAGTACTGGTATCAATATTAGGAATCTTCATAACATTATCTTTGCTAGTCCTTATAAAAGTCGTATCCGAAACCTACAATCAATAGGTAGAGGTTTACGAATTCATGAAAGTAAGGCTATAGCAAAGTTATATGATATTGCAGATAACTTTAATAATAATAACCATACGATGAAACATTTTGTTAAACGTATTGGTATCTATAATCAAGAGGAATTTGATTATGAGATAATAAAAATTAATCTAAAATAATTATGGAAAAGGAAAAAAAAGTACATTATGTTGATAATAAATTATTTTTTGCAGAAATGGAAAAGTGGAAAACAGATATTGATGAACAA